TGGGCGAGGTGGAGAAGATGAACCAGGAGATCGACGCCGCCGAGGCCCAGCTGGCTCAGGAGGGGCGGTTCAGCGAGCAGGATGACAAGCTGAAGGGCTTGTACCAGGACCATGAGGCCCGGAAGGCTGAGGAGGCCAAGGGTAAAATCATTGATGATATCCGCAAGAGCGGTGAGTATGCCGAGGCCTTTACCAAGGCCTTGCGCAATGGGGTGAAGGTGAAGCAGGCCTGGGGCGTGGAGGCCTACGCCCCTCTGACCAAGGCGCTGACCGAGACCGGCGGCACCCCGGAGGGCTCCGACGGCGGGTTCCTGGTGCCCCAGGACTTTGACAACATGCTCCACGAGTATGAGAAGGAGTACCTGGACCTGAGCCAGTTCTTTACGGTGGAGTCGGTGCGTACCCTGTCCGGCTGGCGGGCCATTGAGCAGGGCAAGCGGAAGGCCTTGCCCAAGATTCTGGAGGCCAAGACCATCGGTAGGGACGACCAGCCCAAGTTCGACAAGGTGACCTACACCGTGGAGAAGTACGGCGACCGGCTGCCGGTGAGCAGCGAGCTGCTCCAGGACAACACGGCGGGGCTGCTGCGGTTCCTGGCCGGGTGGTTCGCCCCCAAGTACATCCTGACCAAGAACACTCTGCTGCTGGCGCTGCTGAAGGGGCTGGAGAAGTCGGTGGACCTGACGGCGGGCGGCGAGGCCAAGGCCTTGCGCCAGGCTCTAATCTCCCAGTTGAACACCGCCCACAGCGCCGGGGCGGTGCTGCTGACCAACCAGAACGGCTATGCCGAGATGGACGGCTGGGAGGACAAAAACGGCCGTTCTCTGCTGGTGCCCAACCCCGCCGACCCCAGCGTCTACCGGCTGGGCGGCCGGAGGGTGGTCTATGGCGACAACGACCTGATCCCCAACGAGGAGGGGAAAGCCCCCATCTACGCCGGTAAGTTCCAGGCGGTGGGCACCCTGTTCGTGCGGAAGGGCATTGAGGTGGCCGCCACCGATGTGGGCGGCGACGCCTGGGCCACCGATACCTGGGAGCTGAGGGGCCTGTGCCGCATGACCGCTGTGGGCATGGACAAGAACGCCGCTTTCAAAGCGCTGACCGGTACCGCCGCGGGGACCAGGTCTAAGGCCAGTGTCTGAGATGACGCCGGAGCGCCGGGCGGCCATCCTGGCCTATTGCCGGATTGATGAGCTGGCCCCGGAGGAGGAGCCGCTGTTTGACAGTTGCTGCATGGCGGCGGTGATCTACATGGAGCAGGCGGGGGTGTCGGAGCCGGCGGAAGGCTCCCCCCGCCGGGCCCTCTATGACCTGTGCGTCAACGCTCTGGTGCTGGACAGCTGGGACCGGAGGGGGACCGCCGTGCAGGACCGGGGGAGCTACGCTACAGTGGAGAACCGGTCTTTCCGGCAGAAGCTCAATCAGCTGAAAATGACCGAGCCGGATGTGTCCAAGTTGGACACCGGGGGATAGGAGGTCTCATGTACGTCAACGCGGGAGAGCTGAATAAGCGCATTTCTATCTACCGCAGTCCGGAGCTGGAGGAGGACGGGTATCTCACCGAGGACCCGTCTCCACTCCTGGTACATACCTGTTGGGCCAAATTTTCCCAGACCTCCGGGACGGAGCTGGCCAAAAACAACGCCGATTTCGGGGAAGTCAAGGTCCGGTTCCTCATCCGCTGGACAAATCGGGAAATAGATCGGAAAATGATCGTCCGGTACAAGGGACTGGACTATGAGATCGTCTACCTCAACACATACGGCGACAGCGGGGAGTATCTGGAAATCTGGTGTAGGTGGCTGAGCAACAAGGAGGGCGGCAATGCTGGACGACAAGATCAGGGCGGCAATTGAGCCGCTGGTGCCGGTGTGCGTACCCGATATCTACACCGGGGACGCGGAGGAATACTGCACCTACAACTACAACGAGATTCCCAGCGCTTTTGGCGACAACCGGCCCCATCTGACCCGTTATCTGGTACAGGTGCATTGGTTTCTCCCTCTGAAAAGGCGGCCCCATCCCAAAAAGCGGCGGCTGGGCCGGGCACTGGGCGGGGCCAGCCCTCGGTGGACCTACCCCACCATCGTCAACGCCAACGATAATGTGGGACAGCACTATGTATATGAGTTTGAGGCGGTGGAGGCAGACAATGGCTAAATTGAGTGTAAACGGGATAGACGGCCTGATGCTGTCCTTGGAGGAGATAGCGGACATTCCGGACGATGTGGCCGCCGCCATGCTGGACGCGGAGGCGCAGGTGGTGGAAGAGGCCCAGATGGCTTCGGCCGTCACCATGGGCGTCTACGATACCGGCCAGACCGCTGCCTCTATCCGCCGGGGCAAGATGAAGCGGGCCAGGGACGGCAGCCGGGTGGTGTACGTCACCCCTCAGGGCAAGAATGATAAGGGGGAGCGGAACGCCACGGTGGGCTTTGTCAACGAGTACGGCGTGCCCAGCCGAAAGATTCCGCCCCGGCCCTTTATCGCAACGGCCAACGAACAAGCCGCCACTCCGGCGGTGGAGGAGGCGGCCAAGATTTACAATAAATTTTTACAGGACCATGGATTATAAGGAGGAAATTATATGATTTACGGATGTGAGCATCTGATGTGGGCGCCCTTTGCTGCAGAGACGCCTGAGCAGCCGGGCAAGCTGCCCGCTTACGGAACGCCGGTAGAGTTGGGGGCGTTGAACAAGATCACCGAGACCCCGGCCATGAACGAGGCCAAAGGCTACGGCAACAATGGCCTGCAGGAGTACGTGAATAAATTCAAGGAGTGCGTGCTGGCCACCGAAGTGACCAGCCTGGCCCGGGCGGACGCCTCCGCCATCTACGGGGCCAAGATTGAGTCGGAAACCAAGAAAAACCTGCGCTTCCGGTCCAGCGATTCGCCCCCCTATGGAGGCGCGGGATTTGTCAACAACCAGGTTATTGGTGGAAAAGACTGCGCCGTTGGTGTGTTCTATCCCAAGGTAAAAGCCATGCTCCAGGGGGTGGAGTACAACACCAGCGGCGAGAACATCACCCTGGCCAATACCGCCCTACAGTTTACCGCCTCCGCTTCCCTGAGCACCGACTGGAAGATCGAATCCCCCCTGTTTGAGGACGGGGAGGCCGGAACCGGGGCGGAGCAGGCCTTGGCCTGGCTGAAAGGCATGTTTGACGGCACCAGTACCGACATCGGAAAGGACCAGACGGAGCCAGCCAGCGCCCCGGCCAAGCTGTCCGGTAAGGCGGGCACCGTATGAAGCTGATCCCCTTTGAGCTGGACAAGCAGGAGTATCATCTGCTGTTCAACGGCGCGGCCCTTTTCGACGTCTACGACCAGTTTGGGGATGAGGGGTCCGTGCTGGACCATATCAATGGCAACAGCCGGGATGCTTTTGACGCTGTCTGCTGGTATCTGAAAGAGCTGGCAGCTCAGGGAGAACTGTACCGGCGGTACCTGGGCTATGACAAGCTGGCCATTCCCACAACGGAGCTGTTCGCCGTGTTTCTCTCCCCCCTGGATGTGACCCGGGCCCGAATGGCTATTCAGGCGGCCATTTCCGCCGGGTTCGGTAGGGAGGAAGCCCCGGAGGAGCCGGAGCGGGTGGACAAGAGCCTGGCGGAGTTTGAAAAAAAAACGGGCGCAGGCTTACCCGCGCCCAGTATCTGAACATGGCTTCTAAATTCCTGGGCCTGTCGGCAAAGGAGGCACTGTTGTTACCGGTGGGCCTGGTGCTGGATATGGTGGAGGTGGAGATCAGGCGGCGGAGTCCGGAGATGAAAAAAAGGGCCGGGGCGTAAGCCCTGGCCCGGGATGAGATTGGTCACTGAGATTTTTTTCTTGCTCCGCAGTATCTGCCCGACTTGACCCGCTTGTCCGCCGGGGGAGTGGCATCGGCGGGAATCACCCACTGACTGCCTATCTTTTGGGCGGGGATGCGGCCTTGCTGGATCAGGCGGCGGACATTGCCGGGGTCTTTCTCGTGGAGGACGCAGAACTCGCTGACAGACAGAAAATCCGCCATATCATTTCCGCCTCTCTTCTCTTCTTTTCTGAAAAAGAGCCATGGCCAGCTTTGCCAGGCCGAAAGCAATGAGCAATATCCCAAGAGAACACAGGAAATATTTCATTTTTACCTCCTTGACACGGTTCGGTGGAATTGTTAGTATGGGAGGGGCGGGTTTCCCCGCCCCCCGGCGCTAATCCAGAATCTTTGCTATCAGGAGAAGCGCTGTGCCAACGATTAAGTCCACCAGAGCTCCGACTAAGGT